ACATCAAGATTCCCATTCATCTCAACATTGCCCGTTGAGGTGAGTTCTACAATTTGACCGGCACTAGCAGTCCCAAATTTGAGTGAATTTGTACCAGAAGATCGAATGTAGTTCGATGTTATATGTGTTCCGTTTATATTGAGAGCATCTTGCGCAGGATTCCAAGTCAGTGCAGAATCACCTGATATAGTTCCTTCTGTGGGTTGAAACAAAATAGGTACAAAAGCATTCGCGGTAGTCGATGGCACTGTCGAGAGTTTAAGATTCCCAGACATCTCAACATTGCCTGTTGATGTGATGCGCATACGTTCCGTATGTCCGGATCCGGTATGCATGGTAATTTTATCACCGGATCCAGCCCTGATATTAACGTCATCATAGGCATAGAGGTCGATATTTCTACCCATTATGCGAGTAGTTTCAACAACACCGCTTATTCCAGTAGTCAGTTTCCCTATTCTATGTTCAGTGTCATTTGCAAATAGTAACTCACCTGTAGGATATTCAATTGTAAGTTTAGTTTGTCCAATTTGCTGAAAGTAAATATTAGAGTTATCATGTTGGTTGAAATATGCCCCTGCAGATGATGTAAATATCTTTAATCGACTCCCTGTCGCATTTACTTCACTAATTCCTAATGTACCTGCTACTGAAAGATTATGAGATGGATTAGTAGTCCCTATGCCGACATTGCCCGTTGAGGTGAATGATGTCGCCGCTACTGTTCCAGTGACATCAATCCCGCTGGATGTGGTTGAGAGTTTTCGGGAGTTATTATGATACAAGTCAACCGAAGCATTCTCGTTTAGTGTGATACCATTTTCACCATTAGCACCCTGTATCCTTACACCTACACTACCTCTTATGAATAAAAGACCTTTTCCTCTATCTGTAATGTGACTATCATTACCATCATGATATATTTCTAAATCTTGACCGTTACCTATTCTTAGTTTACTATTGGTACCTAAATATATTTCATTAGTGGCCATATTAAGGTCACCCGACATGACACCACCAGACAATGATAACTTAGTACCAACGAGATTAGTCATTGTGGTGGCATGGTTGTCATCATTACCTAATGCATCAGATAATTCTTTTAATGTGTTTAATGTTGCAGGTGCAGAATTGACTAATGCGGATACTTCAGCATCAACGTATGTGATACTTGCTTTTTGATTTAATGCAGTTTGAAGTCCGGTAATATAAGATATTGGTTCTGAAGTGGTATTGACTTGTGCATTGGATGCAATACCATCTAGTTTTGTTCCATCAGTCGCAACATCACGACCATCAACTGTACCATCAACTGTTACATTACCCGCGACATCCAGATTCGAGTCCATCTCGATATTCCCGTTGTCTTGAATCTTTAATCGGGTTGCACCTTGGGTTATCAAACTAATACCGTTGGTCGCATGACCATACATCAGAGTTGTAGGACTCCAATATATTTGCTCGTAATTACCTAATGTTAGACTCGATGCGGATATGTGACCCGAGACATCAAGATCCCCACTCAATGTGCCACCAGTTAATGGGAGATTTACCGACCCTGTAGCATATGTCGGAGTCATTGCGGTAATTTGAGAATAATCTTGAGGATTCCACCCCAACTGAACATAATCCCCCATGCCACGACCTGATACTGAATAGATTAGATCTATTGCATGCCAACCTTTAGTTAAGGTGTGAGAATATGCGACATCCTCAAAAGATAACGTTGACCCATCTACAAAGACTTCATCGATAAATAGTGCAAATGTACTATCACCTTTAAGTGTACTGGATATTGAAAACTCTTGATTTACATATATGAATGTGTGTATATGTGCGGTATAACTGTCAATTCCTGCAGGGAACATGTTACCTACGTCTCCCCCGAACGTACCTTGAGCATTAACTGCGGATTTAGTATCTAAGAACCCTTCAAGATCTGGTGTGACTGCAGAATTGGTCTTTTCCTTGAACCATGTTGTCCATGCTTCCGGATCTGACCCCATTGGTTCAGAGTATCCAGTTTCCCATTTCTTCCATTTCCATTTCCACTCTTCAAGTCCGGAAGCCCCTCCACCACCAGCGCCACCACCGATGACGAAGACATCACCATTAGAATCTTTAGAAAATAACTTATGATCTGCGGTGTTTAACGCAAGTTCCCCTTGTTCAATATACGCAGTATTATTTGGGTCATTTGATGGAGTTCTACCCGCAATTGAAGTTTGCTTAATTTTTATCTTGGTGGCCATATATATGGGTCTCTCTAATTGAGTTTGGGTCTTCGAATAGTATGTACTATCCAATTATAGTCTTATTTATACAAAAAAAAGGGACTCCGAAGAATCCCTTTTATATTTTACATCTTACTTAGGTATACATTCTATTACCAAATGCTAGAATGTACCGCAATCGATTACTACGTTCACACCGTCAATAGTACCATGAGTCATAACCCCAGCGTCATTGATTTGCATTTGAGCAGAATTCCCAAGATGCGTAGACGAAAAGAACTCAGTATGACCATCTACTGATAATGTAGAGTATAGAGTAGTTGCATTAGTAACCTCTAACGTATCATTTAGAGTAGTTGCTTTAGTAACATCTAATGTATCACTTAGAGTAGTTGCTTTAGTAACATCTAATGTATCACTTAGAATAGTCGATTTGGTAACCTCTAACGTATCATTTAGAGTAGTTGCTTTAGTAACATCTAATGTATCACTTAGAGTAGTTGAGTTAACAACATTTAAGGTATTATTTAGAGTAGTAGCATCAGTGACATCTAATGTATCATATAGAGTAGTTGATTTAGTAACATCTAATGTATCACTTAGAGTAGTTGAGTTAACAACATTTAAGGTATTATTTAGAGTAGTAGCATCAGTGACATCTAATGTACCCGATAGAGTAGTGTTTACCGCTTCAATATCACCCGATAGGTATACATTGTTGAACTGAACATCACCCCAAGGGGCAGAATAGTTTTCACTTGATACTGATGTGTCTGGTTTGAATGAGAATCTTGAGGTTTGTGTGTCGTAACCGAAGAAACCAGTTTTAACCGTACTACCATCCCCATAATCGAAATTCACACCACGATCAAGACCATCACCCGCAACTGTTGAACCATCACCGACTTTAATGACAGGATCATTTAAAGTAGTAACAGTAGAGTTGACTGAAGTTGTAGTACCATCAACTGTTAGGTTACCTGAAATAATTGTATTACCCGTAACATTAAGGTCATTTCCGACATTTAATGTATCTGCGATATCCACATTACCTGAAGTAACATCAATACCACCAGTATATGTAACATCAGATGCAGTGACATATAGTTTATTAGTTACATTTGATGTGCTGATATTAGCAGTAGTGATATTAGCAATAGGTGAAGTGATTTGAGCAGTGATGTACATGCCACTATCATCAACACGAACTTCTTCATTACCCTTTGCATAAAATCTTAAGGTATCATCATCAGTTGGGGAACCAGCAAGCGTAGTTTCCGCAGAGATGTATGTATCTTGGTCAACATCAACTACACCGCCGACACCTGTCCAGTTACCTGAAACGACACCTTCAAACCTATTAGTGGTTTCATTGTATCGCATTGCACCATTAGTTGCGGCTGTTGGTGTAGGTCGTGTTGATTCTAAACCCTTTGGAATAACTAATACAGTATTTGTATCAATTGTAACCTTACCGGTACCATTTGGTCTCAGGACGATATCACCGTCCGTATTAATTGCTGATGTAGTGTTACCTGCCGTTTTAAGATTACCTAAAGTAGATCCTAAAGTGACAACAGTAGTTCCTGATACGGTGAAGTTACCTACAACAGCAAGTGTAGATGCTTGTACTTGTACTTGACCTGTACCGTTAGGATTTAATATTAAATTCCCATTTGCATTTGTGGTTGAAACCGTATTAGAATCTAATGTAATATTATCTACATTTAAAACATCAATCTTCTTAGAAGCATCGACTAATATTGCCGAGTTCTTTGTTAATGTTCCTAGATTATGATCTAATTTATCGGTAAAATACTTACCACCGATGATTTCTGATACAGATGATGCACTATCATCACCTATGAATAATTTGTCTGACATGAAGGAATACGCCATTTCACCTACTGCTAACGACCCGTCTATGGGAGCTACAGTGGTGCTGGAATATTTAGTTTTTATTATAGTACCGGACATTATAATGTCTCCTAATTAAATTCTGATTGATGTTTATTCGTTAATTAATAGTAGTCTCTTAGTATATACTAGAAACTACCTCCAATGACTGATAATTTTGCGTTATCTATATCAGGACGTACTTTATATGTACCTGATGCAGTATCCCACATTATAATTGAGCCATCTTCTCGTAATGATGTATCTACATCAATTAGTTCACTTAATCGGTGCGAAGAAGTTTGTGTAATACCAGTTACGGTAAGTGTGTTCGATGATTTTGAGAAACTTCCTACAATGCTCATCTAGTTAATCTCCTAGTGATTCCTGCAGTAATCTCCACTTGACCTTCTACTATACGTGTGACATTTCCTGTAGAGGTTTCGCGAAGTTCGACATCGTATTGATATCGGCCGGGTTTTATATTATTAGAAACTGAAGAATTCAATTTCATCGAAACTATGCCCGCTGACTCTGATATTATAGAGACGTTGAAGTCATATTTAGTTGAGGATGTGTGATGTCTTCGCATTTGAGAGTGTGCAGTATAACCCGACAAATTGACAATATTGTCATGGTTATCCCTTACCGTGATTTCTTCAGTAAAATCAGAACCCTGATCTATACTTAAATTTGCATATATTGCCATGTCGTTAATTCCACTTATAAGTTGACTATATCTATTTATATAATTTAGATACCGTCAAGTAGATAGTCACCTAATACAGTAACAATCCATGTATTTGGTTTTTTGACTTCTTTGATCTCATGTGTCCCTCCCAAATGTTTAAACCAAATAGCATCACCGGAGTTAAGGGTATATTCTTCATCATTGACCATAATCTTCTGATTATCTGTCAGACTCAAAGAAAAGAATGAAAACGGATTTTTAGTATGTTCCCAATGGGTTATCCTATTCAGTTTATCACCTATATCAAGATGTAATACATTAGATGCTATTAGACCATCCCACACTTCATCCCCGAAAGTCTTACGGAGTTCCGAGTCAAATTCTTTTGTAAAATCTTTGTGTTTGAGATATGAGTACCGAGATAATTGTTCATATGTATCATGAACCTCTGTTCTCAATCTTACACCTGAGGCTACCCAGAGATTGGGAATATCTCGAATTATCGATTTACATTGTTCTGGGGTTTCGTATTTTCGGAACACCTTTATTGTCATAATAACCATCCTTTAGGGCCGAATAGTAATATCAGTGAGTACCGAGTGTCTCCTACGATAGGATTAACCCGATGTGTTGCTCGTACATTTACCATTCTAATTGCAGTACCTATCCTATCTTCATAGAATATCTCTTTACCCTTATATATATGCGAATATCCCTGACCTGAGTTCTCGGTTAGTGGTATGACTATATTATCTAAAAAACCTTGCCTATCGGTATGAATGGGAATCCCTTCCCCCTCCTTATACCTATTGATGAGAATTTGATCAAGTGAACATCCAGACATTGTGGATCCAATAGTCTCGACCATGTCTCTAATATTTACCGGTATAGAATGATCCATAATAGAACAATAATGTCCATGATTATCTGAATAACCAGTAGTACCCATATTCGTGAAGTACTCATTACGAGCAACCCACGAATATGATGGAAGTTTTAGTACTTCCTCAAGTATTTTCTGAACCTCACATCTAGGAACTTCAAGTATTTCTATTTCAGATGCCACTAATCTTTCAATCCACTCCAAGGGCCGACAACTTCGCGAAGTCCACCAGCAAACGCATGATCCAAATCTTTCAACATTCTTTCTTTTGATTCATAGTCAAACTGATCTGATTTTTCATACGCCATTTTGTTTGCATTGTTCTGGGTTCTGACCATACGTATAAACTCACTCATTTCTTTAAGATCTTTAGAGTTAGACCCCATCGCAAGTAATGCATCACTTATGATATTAAGTTGGTGATAATAATCATACTTGTTGATTATTCTAGAGTGCGCAGTTTTGTCAATATCTATTTCAGATATTTTATCTAATTGAGTAGAGTGATCAACGACCCCACCATCTTCGTAGGTTCCAACCCAACCTTCCTTGGATACATCCAAGTCAGGTATTCTTTTCCACATAAAAGTATCATCCCCAGAGTCCATTGCGGAACCATCTGAACTAACTATACCTAAATAAGTGCCATTCAATTTATTAAAGAATAAGTCATAAGAATTAGTTCCCTCTTCTTCAAACTCTTTTCTTACATCTAGTCCTATTTGTATTAAATCCATAATTGTATTGCCTTTATCCTATATGTTTAAACGCCAAAGTTGGCACTATATCCTGTAGCAGATGTCATAATGTACATCGTATATGTTGAATGGTATTGATATGATGTACCACCATTACCACGATGAGAAGTACGATATTGATGTCGCACTATCAATAAATCCCCCTTCACTAAAGCAATCGAATTTCTCGCAGCTGTAAACGCTTTATCTTTAGTGGTGTTCCATCCTAATATGGTATACATATTAACATATACTGTCTTACCATCCGTGTGAGGGCTGGTGTGTGACCGTACCCACGAAGTGGTCGCGACACGCGTGTCATTAGAAGAACTGGCAGGTGTTGTAGCATAAGCAGTGGCAAGTGTGGTACTACCGGTAACCTTTAATGTTTTAGACATGGTCACATCGGACTGAATATCAACTTTATTAGCACCTGATATCTTAAAGATACCATCTGTTGTTACGATATCAGTTTGATCTAAATGTGTTCTACCATTAACATTTAATACTTTTGGAATATATACGTATCCAGTACCATGAGTATCTAAAGTAAGACTCCCATTAGAATTAGTAGTTGATATGGTATTGCCATCAAACTTCATGTTATTTAAATATGTTCTACCAGTAACATTTAATGCTTTAGACATCTCCACATTTGACTGAATGACCATTTTATTAGTGCCTGATACCTTGAAGTAACCATCGTCTGTGCTGATATCAGTCTGATCTAAATATGTTCTACCATTAACATTTAATACTTTGTTAATATAGACCTGACCAGTGCCATTAGGTGTTAGATATAAATGACCATTAGTATTAGTAGTTGATATGGTAGTGCCATCAAACTTCATGTTATCTAGATATGTGATACCATCAATATCAACAGTACCATCAATGTCCATATTTGCGTCAATGTCCATGGTATGGACATCAATGTCGATATTCTTGGCACCTGATATCTTAAAGATACCATCTGCTGTGCTGATATCAGTCTGATCTAAATATGTTCTACCATTAACATTTAATACTTTGTCAATATAGACCTGACCAGTGCCAGTAGGTGTTAGATATAAATGACCATTCTTATTAGTAGTTGATATGGTATTGGCATCAAGTCTAATGTTATCGACATCTAATCTACCGTAAATATCAACAGTACCATCAATGTCCATGTTAGCATCAATGTCAACGCCATAAGCACCAGATATCTTGAAGCTACCATCTGCTGTGTTGATGTCAGTTCGATCTAGATATGTTCTACCATTAACATCTAATGTTTTAGACATGGTCACATCTGACTGAATGTCAACTTTATTAGTGCCTGATATCTTGAAGATACCATCTGTTGTTACGATATCAGTTTGATCTAAATGTGTTCTACCGTTAACATTTAATACTTTTGGAATATATACGTATCCAGTACCATGAGGATTTAAAGTAAGACTCCCATTAGTATTAGTGGTTGATATCGTATTGACATCAAACTTCATGTTATCTAAATATGACGCACCATCAACATCTAATATACCATTAATATCCAGTTTGCTAGTTTTAACCCAGCCAGTGCCATTAGGTGTTAATACAATATCTCCATCAGTGTTATTTGCGGATATAGTATTGACATCAAACTTCATGTTATCTAGATATGTGGTACCATCAACATCTAATGTACCATTAATATCCAGTTTGTTAGTTTTAACCCAGCCAGTGCCATTAGGTGTTAATATAACATCTCCATCAGTGTTATTTGCGGATATAGTATTGCCGTCAAACTTAAGGTTATCGAGATATGTGATACCATCAATATCGACAGTACCATCAATGTCCATGTTTGCGTCAATGTCCATGTTAGAATCAATGTCAACTTTATTGGCACCTGATATCTTGAAGATACCATCGTCTGTGTTGATATCAGTTTGATCTAGATATGTTCTACCATTAACATTTAATACTTTTGGAATATAGACCTGACCAGTGCCATGCGGTGTTATACTTAAAGTCCCATTAGCATTAATAGTTGATATGGTATTGGCATCAAGTCTAATGTTATCGACATCTAATCTACCGTCAATATCAACAGTAGCATCAATGTCCATGTTAGAATTAATATCAACTTTATTAGCACCAGATATCGTAAAGATACCATCTGCTGTGTTGATATCAGTTTGATCTAAATATGTTCTACCATTAACATTTAATGTTTTAGACATGATCACATCTGACTGAATGTCAACTTTATTAGCACCTGATATCTTGAAGATACCATCTGCTGTGTTGATATCAGTTTGATCTAAATGTGTTCTACCGTTAACATTTAATACTTTCGGAATATAAACCTCACCAGTGCCATGCGGTGTTATACTTAAAGTCCCATTAGTATTAGTGGTTGATATGATATTGCCATCAAGTTTGATGTTATCTAAATATGACGCACCATCAACATCTAATGTACCATCAATATCCAGTTTGTTAGTTTTAACCCAACCAGAACCATTAGGAGTTAATACGATATCACCATCAGTGTTATTTGCGGATATAGTATTGCCATCAAGTTTGATGTTATCTAAATATGACGCACCATCAACATCTAATGTACCATTAATATCCAGTTTGTTAGTTTTAACCCAACCAGTGCCATTAGGTGTTAATACAATATCACCATGAGTGTTATTTGCGGATATAGTATTGGTATTAAACTTAAGGTTATCGAGATATGTGATACCATCAATATCAACAGTACCATCAATGTCCATGTTTGCGTCAATATCAACTTTATTAGCACCAGATATCTTAAAGATACCATCTGCCGTGTTGATATCAGTTTGATCTAGATATGTTCTACCATTAACATTTAAGTGGTTATTCACTGTAACCGAATTACCGACAGACATTACAATATTACGAGCTGCGGATATCTTAACATCACCATTAGATGCTAGATTAGATATGGTATCACTATCGAATTTGAGTTTGTCGAGATATGTGGTACCGTCAATATCAACATTACCATCAACGTCCAATGTACCCTTGATATGCACTTTAGTGAATTTGACCCAACCAGTACCATGAGGTTGTATTATTAAGTTCCCATTAGTATTAATAGTTGATATAGTATTATCAATTAATCTAATGTTGTCTATCTGAAGTTCAGAACCAGTTATTTTCTCATTTACCTTAAGTGAATCATTGATCGTGACAAGACCATCAGTGGATCTAATGGTCAATCTTTCAGTACCACCCTGTAATCTATCATTATTTACTGTATCTTGTTTAAAGGTAAATACTGCAAAGTTATTGATGAATTCGTCAGTAGTACCAGACAGAATTTGTCTTTCTATGGACATGTCCGACTTACGCGTATAAGAATGACCTACCTTACTGTATTTTAATGATGCTTGTGTTTGCGACAAGTTAAGGTCACCGTACAATGTATTGGCACCATCTCTTCGGAGATACGTAGCAGTCTCTGGATTTTCTGCGTCAGCAAGTTCTGAGTTTGCCCATAGATCATTAATCGCACCCGTCATAGAAATTGCAGTTACATCATTAGTAGAATACTCAACGGCTCTTAAATCTTCTTTACCAATCTTATTATATACGTCATAGAAACTAATCTTCGAGATTTCAGCGTATGCACCACCGGATGTGTACTGTTTAAATTCGGTGAATACTGTCTCGAGTTCCTGTGTTTCCTGATTTACAACATCGTAGTCGATCCCCCAGTAAACAACCTCAGACCATATATGTCCAGCTGGTAGTGTATATCCTTTTAGGATATGTAGTTTACCATTATAGTTATAATAACGACCATCACCAGTATGTGGATTTAATGGACGGTCTGAGGCATCCCTTGGATAATTAAGCAAATGATCCTCATTTTGAGAATCAAATGAGACTTTACGTAGTGTCCATCCCCGAGAACCCATTATATGATGTTCTTCTGCGATCTGCCAGTTACCTAGATATGCTTGTTTAAACTTTGCTTGAGTACCGTGTATGTTATCATCAATAACCTTAACCGCAGTAGATAGATCAGTAATACTACGTTTAGTACCATCTCCACCATTCACATAATCCTGATCAAATAAATCAATGACCAGATCCAGATCACCGACTTCACTGTCCAACTCATTGACCGCAGATGTTAAATCTTTTGATGTGGTGGTTAAGTTAGCAACAGTGCCAATGTCAGTTTCATGTTCATTGATCGCACCTTTAATGGTTTGTGCAGTAGTTAGTAAGGTTTCATTCCCTATTTCGGCATCTAACTCATTGACCGCAGGTGTTAAGATTTTTGCTGTGGTGGTCAAGTTTTCTACTTTACCGATATCACTTTCATGTTCATTGATCGCGGAAGTGACCGTAGTAGATTCTGTTTCTAAAGTATCATTACCTTGGAAATTATCCATTTGGTTTACGGCATCGGTAATAGTCTCGAATGTAGACTTAGGTTTTCCCGTAATTTTAGATGATAAGATGTCAACATTACCTTGAAATTCATCTACTTGACGCAGACCATCGGTAATAGTATCGAATGTAGACTTAACTCCATTAACTCCATCCTTAATTGATTTGATATTAACATCACCTTGAAGTAGATCGACTTGTTGTAGACCATCAGTAATGTTAGTGAATGTTGATTTGTTGCCCGTGGTTTTAGCAACTTTGATATTGACATTACCTTGAAGGTCGTCAAGTTCATTAACCGCATGAGTTATAGATTGGAAAGTTTCTTTATCCCCTGTATTAATCCCTTGAGTAACAATGTCCCCAAGATGATTGTCTGCGAGAGATGCTACTTGGGCTTTAACATTAGTACCAGTTTTATTGGTCTTTATGTTTTCATTACCTTGGAGTAGATCGACTTGTTGTAGACCATCAGAGATATTAGTAAAGGTTATCTTGTTACCTTCAGTACCTTTATCTACGTCAATTGAGACATTACCTTGAAAGAAATCGACTTGATCTAAACCATCAGAGATTGATTTATACTTGATCTTATTATTGGTGTTGATACCTTGAGTGACAACATCCCCAAGATGATGTTCTATAGCAGATGTCATCTGTTTCATTACTGGTTTATCCAGTAATATATTAACATCACCTTGATAAGCATCAAGTTCATTGATGGCATCAGTGTAGTTATTTTGTACCGCAGGTGTCATTGGTATTGCAGATGGTTCCATTGACATATTAATAACAGTCAATGGAGTATGGTATGGAGACACACCCGCATCTTCTCTAAGTAATGATACTTCATCAGTTAGATTTGCAGTAGGGATACTGTTCGATTTGGTAGTGTGAGATAGACTGCCTTTACCTTCAACAATTCTAGTTCCCTCGACTGACATTACTTGTAGATAAAGATCCTGAATACCAGTAGTACCACCTACGAAGTGACCTTCTACTACAATAATATCTCCTTCAGTATAACCTAAACCACCACTTATCACGTTAATGTCGTAATCCATTGAATCTGAATGACGAACAGTTCTCAGTGTGCCATATTCGTCCTTTTCAGTACGAGTGGTGACCACAATATCTATTGTTAGATTCGCATCAGTTCCAATAAAAAGATTATTCGACCGTGGTCTAATATCCGTATATGTCTGTTCCGCATGTTTAGATAAAACATCAGCATCACCTACACCAGTAGAAACTTTATTAGTATCTTCTCTCCATTCATTGAACGAATGAGTTTGTTCTACAATTACCTTTGCCATTTATAATCTCTCCAGAATTTGTTCTAATATAAACCGCAGCTCTTTAACATCATTTTCCAATTTAATGATGTTATTTTGAGTATCTTGATCTGCAATCTTTCTTTGTTGTTGTTTATGGTGGATCAGTTTCATCCGTTGTTTATATTTATACAACGCACCACTACTTCCTGAAGAAGAGTCTGAATATAATATTGCACCTGACTGTGTATCTTTCACACAGTCAGGTGCATTTGACACCTTAATAGTTGACACTAATATACTAGTCCGTTAGTCCGTATGTAGCAATTGCTCTAAGGTTTTTACATCTAGGAACTTTTGCTTTATTAGTAGAGGTGAATACGATTTTAACTGCGTATACACTAAAATCCCCGAGTATATTATCATTTACAGTACCATCAAAGTTTGTGGTGTCCGAATCAATAAAGTACTCATACTCGACAAATTCCTCAGGATCATTGGTTGATACTACATCTGTATTTTCAACTTTATCATGTATTCCATGCCATGCAGGTAATGCAGGTGCGAGATGTGACCATGCTTTATCAGAAATCGCATCTATATCCACCCCAACTTTATAAAATATTTCTACTTTTGCGCCCACTGGTTGATGAATATCTAAGTATATATTCAGTGAATTTGCAGGTTCTTCTAACTGGATATTCTTAGTGACATGTTTACATTCTACCGATCCTACATCATTCTCATCAGGTACTATAGAGTCTTCTTCAAAAAACAGATTCATCTCATTAGTACCATCTAATGGATACTCTCCAGATTTTTCAACAGGGGAGTTGATTTTATTCTGAACACAAAGTATAGATAATCTATCGGTATCAATAATAGGAGATATCATGTCATTTAGTGAAGACATTTCTGCTTCTAAGATGAAATCTTGCGAGTGCCATCTGATAGATGCTGACTTATTCAGAGCAGTATCTTGACCAATCTTTATCTCCCGTTTATCAGATAAACCTAGAAATGGTACAGTATCATTATATTGTCTTGTAGTGTTACCATACATTAGTCTTGCTGACCATTTAATATCAGTACCTACAAAGTTGAGATGTTGCGCAAATATAGAGAATAGTGAATAGTCCACATATTGTAGAACTCTTGATCCAGCCAGACCTGCTCTACCAGATGATGTCGCTTTTACACCATTCTTTAAAGTAATATCATAAGAATCTTCTTCTATGTTTGATACCTCAAAAGAAAGGATATCACCTAAAGTTTTACCCGTTGTTGACATATCTATCTCACCGGTGTTAGAGAACTTAGACAATTTAACACCATGATATTCAACTTCATCTAAATTACCAGTGGAACCATGTCGTTCATTCATCGCGAATGCTACGACAGAAGGATTACCAGCATTCTCTGATCCACCCGATATGAAACCGTGATTCTTATGCTGGACTCTAACTACTGAAGAATTCTTAGTAAATGTGAGTGCATTAGTTTTTAATTGAACGATTTGTGATCCGGTATCCGCAGAAAACCAAGGGTTAGTAGTGATACCATGATCTCCGGTATCAAGTTTATACTTCGACTTCCATTTTCCAATTGCAGATGGTGGTGTAAATATCGCAACCTTGTTAACATCATTATCGAACTTTGCACGATTAATCGTGAATTTAAGATCAGTATTTTGATCAGCAGTCCATGTAGATGAATTTTGAGATTTGAATAGAACCCCAAGATACGGTTGTTTGTTAATGGTGACCCCCGTCTCAATATCAGTCTTGTTCATTTCAGCAGCCCATACATTATAATCGGTCGAGTTTGCAAGTAGAACGAAACAGTACTCAACACCTGCTTGTAGATATACTGGTGCTGCAAAGTCAAATGGGGTTTTAAGAGAAGTCACTTGTTGATTAGGTGATACATGAACCTCAGATGCGGCTATTGTTACTGTTGAGCCCGGTAATATAATATTGGATGGAATACCGTTCTGCATTTCTCTAAGTTGCATTGTGACCGGAGCCCCTATAATATCTGACAATATGGAATCATCATCTGCCATGTAGACTTCATTTGGTTTAGACTTAAAGTATACATCTATTGATGTGATACTTAAACCATACGGACATTCAACAGGATCAATCAAAAATGATTGTGCTAATGGATCCCACCATTTAACATAACTTTTGGTCTTTACAGTCGTAGTGAAGTTTTTTTCTTCGGATACTACATTAGTAGTGACCATAGGCAATTTAGTAGAGTATATAGTTCCCTGCACGGTTTGAATTATACCTGTGGACTGATATAAACTTTCCGCAGTAGTTGTCTCGATATCTCTATTATGATTTGGATTATCAGACACTCTGAATAAACGCGATCCACCTTTAAAGTCCAATGCTTCAGTGGTGAAACTGTCAGGGAATTCATCGTAATCCATATCCTTAGTTATATTTCCCCAAACACCGTCTCCATCTTTATATAACCATCTCTCAGCCGCTTTACCTAATGCGGGGTTTGTGTTAGGTACGAAAAATGATCCTACTAAAGACCCCTTCGCATCAGTAATCAGTGGTGTCGGTAATTGTGGATGCATATTAACACCCTCGACATCTTTCCACTGTTTAGCACTTTCTGTCCAGTGCGTAAAATCATATTTCAAACCGTTTGAATTGAAAATGTCACCTGTAAAACTGTTCGCTTTTGACACTTCAGAATAGAAGTTACGACCTGTTGAGTAACGATCAACACCCCAATTTTCAATCGCGCATTTTTCAATCTCAGCCATAGTGTCTGAGTAGTCCTGATACCGATGTTCTTGTCTACAGTATGTAGATACGTCAATACCATCAAAGTTTGCGTATACTCTTGTATTAGGTTTAAGACCCGACACTTTAAACGATATAGGTCTTGATCTCATGTAAGGTGCGAATCGAATATCCACAACTCTATCCCCAAAATCATCCTCATAAGTGTAATCTTCGACAAATGTCTCAATACCGTATCTTTCTTTTACACCAGTAGTTGTTGTTGCGAGTGTGTATCTATCCGATGCTTTACCACCACCACCTCGAGCATGTCCGAGAGTATTTACGGTTTTAATCCATTTGGAGGATTGGGTTGAAGATTTGACAGTCCATGATTGATATTCAGTACCAAGTATGTCAGTTGCATCGATGATTCCCATCATAGCATCATATATACCATCATTACCGACAATCAGATCAGGCATTCTATCAGTATCTTTCCACTCATCAGAACTTGGTGATAACTCTAAAGAACCTTCCCAGTTAAATACATCATATGGGTTAACATTAATTGCAGAAGACGCAAGATGTTGATCTTTAAATTCTACAATGTTATATGGTAATGTGACTAAAGAAGAACCCACATTCTTTTGAGCTATATTACTTGTGTTCCCACTATATGCAGATGGATCCCACTGTAGATTGACATTCTTCTGAACAAATTTAGGTCGAATCTCTTGTCTACGTTTATCAATACCCATTTTGAATTCAGGTGTAGTTAAATTCGCCATCAGCAGATCTGAGAATCCATCAGCAAGAAACCCTAGTTTGAATTTATCAAATCCATTTCGATCTTTAATGTCCCTCGAATTGGTTTCAAGTTCTAGTAATGATAATGTAGCATTTCTCTCAAGTTTATTAATTCTCTTATCAAGGGTACCAATATCTTTCATCGTATATCTACGGTTATTGATATACTTTGCTCTAACATCGGAGGCATTATGAGTATATGCGGGAATATATATATCATAAAGATGCATTGTATCCGCAGGTGTTGGTGCAGATGGTGCCTCTAGTGAAGGAATTCCTTCTACTACAGTAAAATTGCCCTGAACATCTAAGACAATCTTATCTGTTCTTGGTAGATAGTACGAAAATGAAGTAGTGAACAACGTGTGTGGTGTAGGACAACGTTGTGTGTTCTGAATATCCTTATTGTGTGGATGGTATGGTCTAAAGTCAATGCAGTTAGATAGACGTATTCCATTATACTCTCGATTACCAAACTCAGAGTCTGGGTACGAATCCGCAGTAAAGAAATCACCATTCCCTGACCATTCATAGTATGTGTACGATATCTCGAGTGTACCTACGAAATCGAATGGACTCTTCTTGATTATACGAGAATTAGTGTAAAAATTGTCTCTTTGTCCGTCATCTAATCTAAAATGTGCAGTTATATCAGTCCCTGTATCTTTCTCAATAATAGAATTGATTGCAATAATATCAGGTTTACCCAAGATGATAGTTTTCTTCGACTTATCAGCCGTAGAAATCGTAATTGTTTCTGGTGAAGAACTTAGGGTCTGTCGCAATGACTTCTTTCTTGGTTCCAAGGTCTGCCCAGTTTTAGATGCTTTGTTAACTTTGGCGTATAAGTAAAATTTATGACTACTACTAAGAGTACCACCCGTTTTTACCTTGATAGTATCGACCCCTTCAGTGATCAAGCTGGTGACCGTCAGGAGATCATCGGTGGTACTATTGAGTAAGTATACCGAATCTTCGGAGTTGTCTTGAAATGCGTATGACGTAGTAAAAGTAGCCGTATTCTCACTGACACTATTCGAGAGTATATATTCGGATACATTATAATCAAAGTCGAATTGATCACCTGACTTATGATCGTAAATTGCTTCGTGAGGAAGTGTATATAATAGAGTGTTACTTTTAGTCATTTTTGGTGATGGACTACCAGTTTCATCATCAAAGAATCCTACAAACCCATTACCCTTTATGCAAGTAACCTCACCAAAACCATCCCAATCAACATCATAGATATAGAATCTCGCCATTTCAGCGTTTACTTTTTCGACATAACGAACCCTTACTGACCCCAACCGGTGGGCATCATTGGTGTTGTTTTTGTCTGCATATAGATACAGTTTATGTTCACCAGAGGTATCAGGGAAGCCTTTACTACCAGTACCAGTCATATTAACAGTAATAAAGTTACCCAGTTCCAATCTGGATTGATGACCTTCAAAATGCTCTGAGTGAATTTTGTCTTTGACAAGTACACCCTCTTTATCTCTTGACCTATTTAAGGTAATATGGGAAGGAGCCGATTTCTCTATATGATGACCCTTTATTGATGCAGATCCACCAGATAATGTTGCAGTGAATTTGGTTTCATCATATGGATTAACAAGACCAGTTTCAAGGTCGTAATTAGGTATATGTTTTGATGTAGACATCGTAAAAGGTCTTATCGAATACGAACCCGACTCATTAAACGACTGTTTAGCAAGTGCTTCACCCAGAACGCTATAATCTGCACTTCTAGTTTCTTTGACTACTTCACCACGAACAACCCTTGATAGTAACACAAAGTCGGATGTAGAAGTGGTCTTAGTAACTTTAGAAGATTGTTTGTGAAGTTTAGTTTTAATTTGATATCTATGGGCGCCTGGCGCTGCATAGTTATACGTACCGAGTGCATTATCATTTAATGATACATCATCAGTTGATGTTGAGATAGATTCGTCAATTAAAAGACCAATGTCCGCAGTAGGTGTTTGAGAGTATTTGTCTAATATCACATAGTCTCTTTTAACGATGACCATATAACCTTTAAGAAAATAGATACCATCGTCAAGGAACCCGATAGACCCCTTACCAATTACAGGAATATCTCTATCATTGTTTGACACATCATTCTGGGTAGAGACAACCATAGTACCGGTGACACCATCGATGGCACCTTTAATATCACGAAGAAATTGTCCTTCCCTGAAACGAGTAATAGACTCACCACCACCTGTGGTTGGTGTATCTGAAGAGATGTACTCAAGATAGATAGTATCTGTTTCAGTCGGATATTTTGCTTTAGATATTGCTACAACTTTTGCTTTGAGTTCTGAAGATGCTTCATCACCTGAAGTTGCTATCAATTGAACACCTATAAGATCTTCAGAAACTTCTAATGATGAAGCATCCGAATTGATCTTGATATAATCAACATTAGTTGATATAACGCAATGGCCGGGCAGTACTAAACTACCTTCTTTAAAGAAATGTTTAGATAGTGAGGTGACTTGATTCTGAAGAATTGATTGAATCTGAGTCAACTCTCTCGCCTGAACTGCATGTCCAGGCCTGAATAGTATTTGATGATATTTCTCTTTAGGTGTTAATCCATCAGAGGTTTTAATATTATAATCATCATAATACGGTTTTGTGTTTAAATTAACGGCCATTACTTTTTATCCTTATTATAATTCAATAACTAACTTAATAGTTTCTATTTGATCAGATTGTCTATAAGTGACACCTCTATTCTCAAGGAATACTATTTCCCCAGTATATGGTGCTATTTTCTTATCAGCACTTACATTTGCTTCTTCGTCTGGAATCAGTAGTACACCGGTCACATCATCACTTTCTAAAGATTTAAATGTATCCCCGTGAGCAAGAGTACCGTAACCGGTCTCGTCATCTTGATGATAACGAAGAAGTGATCTTTCGGAGTCTACAGTTGAATGCCAATAATCATCGCACTTAATTCTTGTTTTCTCTCCATCAGTCGAGTCCATGATTTTTAAAATCTTTCCTGGCTGAAAAGCAGACCTATCAGCAGATTGCGGAGGAATAGATATTAGAGAGAGTGCGTCATAGATTGCTCCAGAAGCAAGATCCTCACTCATTAGAGAAGGATTTCTAATAATACCAATTCTACGGTAACCCATACTACCACCAGCTGCGGTTCCTACTGAAAAGAAACGACCTTTTATAGTATCTTTAATTGCTTGATCACCAGTACCGACAGACGAACCTTCCGAGTATACTAACTTCATATTCACACCAATATAATGGGCGCGAAGATCACGAATTGCTGAATATCCATACCCCTTATCAGGTGAAATCACACATCTAAATTGAGATGCGCGAAGAATATTATCAGGTTTTGGCGATACTGTAGTGAACTTAACGGTACCGTTAGAGTAACCAATACCAGCATTCTCAATAGAAAGTGAATGAACTTGACCATTACCATCAATGGTTAAAACTTTACCATAACAAGTGTTTATATTCCCATGCGATCTGTCTCGTCCTGAGTTATCATCAACGTACCATTCTTCCCCTACGACATATGTTTTATCAAGAGATGCATCTGTGATTACCACATTATAAATGGCACCGGCACGATCAATTGCTTGCAGAGATGTAGCATATTGATCATCACCCGAGAGATCAATATCCGGAACAGTCACGGGCATATATGCGGTTGTTAGGAATTTAGATTGTAGAACTGTCTGCATAGTATATAAGTATTTCCATACATACCCATCAGAAGTTGAATTTCTCACACCATTCGAATCGGGAATTGAAGAAGGATTGACAGTTGAACCAGCTGGGCCAGAACGAAGGCATAAGAACACTTTGAAATCCGGTGTCATTGCATAATATTTTGTCAAAATGGATGAACCAACTTCATCTGCGTTCTCAAGGTTGGCATCTGCATCATCATACGAATCATATATCGCACCATTCAACCAATCAATTCGTGGGACAACATATTCTACATCTGCAGCTGTCATCTTCTTTAATTGCATCATATCAGACCAAGGTTTGGTATGAGTATAATGTTGGTTGTCTGTGGATGTGTTCAATAAATCCGGAACCATTTTACCTTCGGTGTCTACCGGCCAATCATCAGATCTACCGATGAATAGGTAATAGTTAGAGATATCATTTCTGAGATCAACTAATAATTGATCCGCAATATTTGATCTAAATTGACTTGTTATTATAGCTGCCATTGTTTTATCCGTATATGTTTAGTTTTACTTGTTGTATATATTTATATAGAAATCTTTAGGAATTTGGTAAACCCAGTTTCTTTTATCTGCAGATGCTACATTAGTTAGTGGTATTTCATCAAAACTATTTGTCCCTTTATCATCATCAAATCTTCTTTGATTGGTAAAAAGAATATCCACCTCTTGATACTTAGTGACTAATATCAATTTATCGGTGGTCTGGTTCATAATGTTGTTGAGCGTGACTACCTTAATGTGGGTGTCCGTTGAAGTCAATATATACTCATTATCATTTAATGTTCTATTAATGCCATCAGATGTCTCTATTCTAACCAGAGTATCATCTGTTGGGTCGTATCCGTCTATCTCTGAAATACTATAATTATATATAGTTTTTCCAGTAGTACTTACTTCAGATCCACTACTGTAATTATTCTTATTTATACGATTCGAATGGATATATCTTTTAGGATCGTTGTGATTTATCCCAAGTGGAGATGGTGATATATCATCAAGATTGATAGTAAATGATCTTGACTTCTCCCAATATTCCACAGAATCAAACGTATAGATTAATGTATTAGTCTCCGTATCAACTGAATAGTATTCTATAGAACAATCAACATTATTTGATGAATCTTTGTTGTTGATATCTGCTTCACTTAACTTATATTCTGCCCAGTTATAATTGCCGGATTCTGTATGGTCGAATTTGTGTTCTTTCCAATACTTACCTTGTCCCAGTACATTTTTCTTATTTAAAGTTCCGGTAGAGTTAGACTTTGAGGTCTTAAGTCCTAATCCCGCAATTGATTTGTATTCAGCGTCATGCCATACAATATCATTGAATTTTATCTGCTCCCCAACTCTATAACCATCAATATGATCTGGGTTTGTTGTCCGTACATCCCATGATATTAACTCATTTCTTCCCTCATATTCCCCACCGGTTTCATTAATTTCATTAGAGTGGATAGAGATGACATCATTAGATACCTCAACAAACGACCCAAAATCTATGTTATGTATAGACTCAGTTCCCTCGGGATATGAATAGTTGACTACACGGTGTTCTAATTTATTGTCAGAGTTCAGTATTTCCTTTGTTTTTGTGAACTTAGTTGAGTTCTCAAGTGCGATGAACTCTTTAGAGAACACGACAGGTAGACCACGCATAGAACCATCATAGTTGACAATGGTATATTCTATAGTATATACACCTTCATGTTTCCAGTTAATAAAGATCTCCTTACTATTACCATCCACTTGTAGTCCGGGCTGATCCGTAGGAATATCCATATTCTCATCATATATGAACGTTGTTTCTCCGAAGAATTTAAATCCTGCAGGATGTAGTAATTTAGTAAATGTTGGTTCCCATGTTTCAATCTGGGATGCAGTTCTTAACACATATGAGAAAGTCTGATAAAAGAATGAATCTTGTATCTTATCTGTAGCACTCAGAAAACCATCATTAGATGAATACGACCCTACATCATACACCTTATATGATAAAAAGTTCTTTACATTCTCTGCGTTAACACCATCTTTATACTTAATACCCCCATCTAGATCTGACGACATAAATGGTAATACTGATTTTTCATTTTCACCGAAACCATATTTGAGATTATATCGTGCAACAATTGCGTCCCAATCCGATACGTATACATTGGAAACAGTCGCATCAATTGTAGAGTCTGCAGATTTAGATGTAGGAGTATTGGTGACAATTAAAGGTAAAATGTTATACGGCAAATCGTCAGGAATTGTATACTCAGGTACTACTTGTGCCTCATCGGAGTCAGAAATGTTGCGAAATCTGACACCACATGATCGTGCTATGATTGGATGATCGATATTTTCTAGAACATACTTATCAATCACAGTTAGAGCTCTCTCAGTACTTGGAATAACAGTTGCCTTATTATCCCACATTGAGTTGTTTATCCAATAGAGTTCCATTACTTTATAATCATCAGATATTCGGATCTCAGGATCAATCGTCCCTTTATTCATCCTACCATCAATAATGTACTTTCTTTTAGTTGCGTATGAATGATTTTTAATCTCAGCTGGTCTATTAGACGGTTCGGTCGTTACTGATGTAGTAGTGGAGTTTTCACCATTATAAGGGAGAAATGACGTTCTATGGTCACCCTTATAAAGTTCATCCCACATGTCATCCCCTCGGGTATCTGCAACCAATACTGACAGTTCATCTTTGAGTCTCGTAGGGTATTGACATGCGCGATCATCATTCAACGACATGAGATTACTCACCCCACGACCTATATCGGTATAAAGGAATTTATCTGATGGAAGAGTATACTGTACTGCGAGTTCCAATTTCAATAAGTCAGATACTGAAAACTGTTTAATACTGTGAGATAGGTCTTTTGCTAACGTGATCGACACTACATCAGATAATGCGTCATAAACATTATCACTTATGGGATTTCCCATCACATTCAATGTGGGTGGATAAGCGTTCCAGTGTTCCGATGTGGCATGCTCGTATGTATCAGAGATCAATGCGAGTGTCATTAATGATGGATTGAGAATGTGTAGAAGATAATCGATTAATCGTTTAGATGCTAAAGATGAATGATATTTCTTAATAATCCAATGCTCATCTGAGAGATCACATGTAGTAAGTTTTGACCAAGCATCAGCCCGTTTCTCTATTTTATGATCGCGGATATCCTCTAATTCATAATAATATCTATGTAGATGAAAATTAAGCGATCCGTCATCGGTTTTCCGAGAACCAAGAACCTTGGTGGTACGGGATTTGTCTATGGATACAATGGATATAACATCTTGTGATGTTACAGTTGATCCGTCAAGTAATAGAGATTTGAAGTAGTCAGATCCATCAGATTCTGAATATAACCATACAGTATCGAATTCGAGATATACATTTCCGCTTGTATCGTCCTTTTTTAATTCATAAATATTAGTGGTCTCGTCACCTATTACATGTTCATGAGGTACAATTTTATTATTGATATACACCATGACATGATTCTTCTCTTCATCTACATCAACCATATAGTTATATGTATACTCAATCATAGGTATATCGTAAGTCCATTCATCGAGTGCTATACCAGTAAAGTTATAGAACAATGATTGTGCGTCTACCGAGATATTCCATAGATCTGTGGGTACCATAACCTCATCGTTCACCGCATTTTCGTATGCATTAGATACGTCTACGGATAAAATGATGTCGTCACCCGATAGAGCTCTACCATCATCATCCAGTGTGGGCAATATTACCCCTGATTTACCTTGAGTACCGTGTATCCGTAGATTTGATCTATATGCTTCAGTAGGTGTTACGAATTGTGCATGATCATTATACCACTCTACTGTAGAATGGGAGTATGTATGTTTAGGTGTAAAGTCAGATATATTCTCAAAATGTTGTTGTCTTGCATTAAACCATTTACCATCAGAGGGTTTAAGCATATCCACTTTAGGATAATGCACTTCCAATTTATCCCCTGAGTGGAATATTCTAAAATAGGCATGCATTGCTTCAGCAGTCCCTTTAGATTTATATAGGTCTAATATATTTTTATATACCAATGCATCATCAGATTCTGTATACTGTGATGGGATGAACTTACCAATATCGGTCTTAATTAATTCGAGTAGATGTAAATCGGTGGTGTCGATATCTCTAGAATCAATCACATTATTTAGATAATATGCAGATTTATTCTCTACTTCCAGATAGGTAAGAAATGTTTCTAATAATTTCACCATCTCCGGTGCATTATCTCTCACATGAGGTGGTATCACAGATTGTGTTATTTCCGATGATACATCATATCTTCTATGTTGTCGTCTACCTAAACTCATGTTACTTACCCTTTAGCAATTGTTGTGTACCCTATACCAGCAGACGTTCCACCGGTAGCCATCGTATCTACATGACCGTTTATTGTTGCCTCAGTATGTAGGATATTTAATAACTCGGATTTTAATGGTGAAATATCATTCGATCTTGGTGATGCTGATATTTCAATATAAGATTTAGATTTATCCGAGAACCCAGCGACGTTAAGGTTCGTGATATATACTGTACCCTTATCTTCATCGATATAACCAATATTAGACATTGATGGTACGAGATTATTACCCTTATATCCTTGTAGTCTTCTAACACCATCATCACCAAGGTAATCTTTAATATAGATTTCAGTCTCTATCAATGTCTGATTACCGTCAGAATCTACTTCTGATAATACTTGAACATTAAACGCGTTAGATTGAACAATAGGTTCTGGCGAAAATGATTTATATAATGGAGATGCATATTCTACCGTATACGCTGATTCTTTTTTGAATATCGGGTATATCCGTTTCTTAAGATGTACTGAGACGGTAGAAGATATAATAGAATTATCTGCTTCATCAACAGACTTTAAGAATTGTGAATATCGGAATACCCCATCAAAGGTTTTAAGTTCAGTATCTTGATATATTTCGGCTGCCCGTCTTACTTTAGATGATATAGTGTATACGTCATCATTAGTGATAGTTGGATTGTACTTATAATCGACTGTAAGTGAAATGTAAGTATATGTCGGATCCACAATAATTGCTTCAATAGATACTAAATTCTTAGGATTAATATAGTCATTTATAATCTTAGTCTTTTCAGTGAAAGTCAACTTCTCTTTATCATTAGGTGCAATGCAAATAAACACTTTACCGTACTGTGGAGGTTCATTATCTTCACCACCCCAGACAGAGAGTGCGCGAACATTACCATAATTTGCACGAACAATTGCCCTATAATCATCAGGTGTTACTGCGCGATTCTGTGATGCGAATGAAAGTGGTGCGTTAAATTTAATAGATTTTATACTTTCCTTATCAACTCCACCTGTTGCAGTGTTATTAGTCGAGACTTTAACTATTGAATGAAATATACCATTGAGTGAACCATCATTGATTCTCAACGTATTTTCAAAGGTGAATGACCTACATCCATTAGCATCCCCATTATTAGTCGATATATAGTCTACTGATACAATAGACCCATTATCAAGGGCTTTGCCACTAATACCATCACCAAAATAGAGTTCATATCTTTCATCTAAAGACTCTTGTATCCAGTACACCTTCGACTGCTCGTTCAGAGAAACCAAATTATCAGCAGAGGTATATACATCATAGTCTATACCAGTTGCAAAGTCCGCATATGAGTTATAGATTTTAACGACAATCGACTCCCGCACAACATTAGGATGACGAAGTACATACTTTTCATCTGAATATCTGTCATACACATATTTTACGGTTTTCTGTGAACCCTCGACTATTCTAACATTATCAAAGACATATTCATTCGATGCATTAGGCATTACAGTACGAGACTCGGTATTAGTAAAGGTATATGAGTCATTACCAAGTAATGATTTGAATTTAGAACCAGCCTTCAATGTGATTGGATGATATCCGACTATATCACCATCTTCATTACGAATCTGATGACCTGTGTTATTAGTAAGTCCAGTGACCTGAATGTCGATATTAGCAACTGGATAATATGATGATCTGGGAGTATACCCTAACAATTTAGCATGAGAAACCACTGAAGATCTGAGTTGAGCAGTATCTATGAATGATTCGTTAATACTCATATTAGCATTAAATGCATTATAATGAGTGGTATATGCCAGAAGGTCAAGTACTACACCCATAGCAGACCCATCATAATCATAGTCAGTTAATTCGGATTGGTTTTTCAGATAAGTTTTTAAATCATCTCTTATTTCAGCAAAATCTAATTCACTGACATTAAGATTTGACGTATTGTGGGCAAGCTCTGTCATCGGGGTTCCTTTTATTACCTTAATCTTTCTACAGTGAAATTGACTGTATGTGTTGTTTGTTCTGATATCGACTTAATCAATATCTCCATATGTATCGATAGTTCACCATCCTGTGTTGATGCATTTTCTACATCTGAGACCTCTATGCTGATGACTTCGACTCTAGGTTCGTAATTATTCAACGTAGATATAATTCTGGACTTTATCGCATGCGCGGTGATGTCATCGAAATATTCGAATAGATAACTCCTAAGATCTCCACCAAAGTATGGTGAAAATACACGTTCATTCGAATTAGTCAGCAGTATATTAATGACCGACTGTTTGACGGCTTCAACATCATGCTTTTTATTTAAATCATGTGTATTTGGTCTCTGTCTAAACATTATGTCTAAGTCAGTATACTGTTCGGTTCTCGAGTTTATCAGAGAAATATTTTGTGTTGGCATCGTTATAATCCTATCCGAATAGCACGTTAATTGATCCCATTCCTGCCATAGTACATGACATTAATGGGTCTAAGGTACGTCCGGCGGGCATACCACCGATAAGTACTGTAGATGTTGCAATTATCTGACCACCCCCGCATGGGATACAAATAGGCCACGCAGGTTGCAGATGAAATGTATTAGTCATTAATAAAGACACCACTGGCAATTTCCCTACAAGTACTGTAGGATTTCCGATCATTCGTACCATTGGGGTGCAATGGGGAATATCAGCATCTGTCATTCGTACTACTGGCAATCCCATGTTCTATGATTCCAAAAATATTTTTAATTCATCAACGTAAGGTTGATTTGTGGTGTTATTCAACTTAATTTTAAAGTCAATATCCTCTTCATGGATATCCTTGTTTTCTAAATCCTTAAATTGGTACCTTACGGTAACAATAAAGTCTTTAGAATGACGTTCATCGAGTTTAATGTTATTTATACGTTTCATGTGGGGATTTGTAGGAGGCCACTCAGTTTTAATGTTTTGAGCATTATAATTCTTAACCTCGGTAGATAACGTCTGATGTCCCTGTATTAACTTCCTTGCTTCACCCTTTATCTTAGTAGAGGTTTCTGGATCTATTATAAATACGGTTCCCATTGATACCGGATTCGAGAGATCAACTTTAATATTAATACTCTTCTTAGTACCTTCTTCAGTTATGATATCGAAAGAATCCCATACGGAGTCCGGTGACCTATAATCTGCAGTATATACCCAAACCCCAGACTCATGTACGATATAAGAACCATACTGGGTTTTTTCAGAAACAATTTTAGATACAATGTGTTCTTCATTATATGACAGATCCTGAGGTTTCGAATACTGAGTCGCAACTGTACAGACCTCCGTCATATGAGGGGCTTTGTAGGTTTTCCCTTCATCAACTTCTGCTTGGGTAACATCCCTTAAAACTGAGTAGGTATATTCAATGTTAGGAAATGCATATTTATTGATCTTACCGGTCAGTATCACCTTTTCAGTCCGTAGGTCGGTATCAGATATAGCACAGTTTAGTTCCGTATAGTCAGTTGACTCCGAGTTATTACCCCATTCAAATACAGTAGTTGATCCGTCTTTTATTATAACGTTCTGTACATGAGACGAATCTGATGTAGGGAAATATCTATTCTCACTGGTGAATGAAACACCATGAGTATAAGTTTCACTTAATAGGCGTGTATATGCGGTCTCATCATTTGGATCAAACGTTAGACTTAGTGTCTGTTCGGTATCTATAGTCTGGGTGGTTTTACCCGTCAAATTATTTAGTATACTCATGATTTCAAATTGTCCATTAGGGATTGAGGTGTCAAGAGATCGCGAGCTGCAGACATCTCAGCATTTGCCATTTTAAAGATATCATCATCTATCAGGTCTAAGTCTAATGCAGAAATGTTTGAAATATCTGGAAGACTCGACAAAACTCCGTCAAACTTATCGGTCAACTTAAATGCAGAAAGTGCATTTTCAAATGCAGACGATTGCATAGACTCAAGTTCCCCAGATGCGGCTCCGAGTTGAGAAGTTAACGATGCATATTCTGATGTTAAAGAACTTATTCCCAGAGGGATTAGTGCAGGTACATCAAATGTCGGAAATGAAATAGGAAACGTTGGTACCGATGGCATCATATCCATAATACCAGAACCATCTATTGATATATTAGGTATATTCGAACAATCACCAAGAACTGAATCTAATGCACCATCAAGTGATTCACCCAAGTCACCTAAACCTGTCGATATCGCATCAGAGACACCACCCAACATATCATCAATGTCAGTGCCATATTCTGATACTGCGTCTCCCCATTTACCTTTAAAGTTGACGGTCAACTCTTTTGCCTCTCGGGTCAATTTAGATACTTCAGTACCCTCAATACCATCAGCCGCCAACTTAGTTTGTATCCCCGTTAGATCAGACGCAAAATCTCCGAGTTCGGAAGATAATGTTCCGACAACTGCATCAAGTCCAGAATTGACCAGACCCGTTGCGGCATTAACTAGACCTACCGCATCATTGATTGCCCCCTGTACTGCAGATGCAGCCATATTAACCCAAGTCGCAGCTTCCTCAACCATCCCGATGACACGCTTAACCATCATAGCAGTTTCAACTATCGCAGGAATTTCAATTCCGGTTACTGATTCTATGGTTGCCATATCCATCATCTCTGTAACGGACTCAAGACCTTCATCTATTAATCCGCAAACTCCACCACCTTCTGCCATTTTATATTCCTTTTCTTTTAGTTTAACATTATTACAGGAGCATCACCACGAATAACTACGTTTGATGATAAATTTAGAATACCATTCGCAGAAATGTTATTAACTCCTACTGATGAAACATTCATAATAGTTCCTGCGGTATGAGTAGAGGCTAATACCGATGTTGTGGATAACATACCACCTGCACCCATCGACAGATTTCCGACTGCATATCCAGATATTGATGTGGATGCATACATATTAATGAGACCGGTTTCTGTTCTAATATCAACTAATGCCCCTGCATTAATATAAGTTTTACCCAGTGACTTAACTGCTGTTGTTACTACTGATTTAATAGCAGTAGATAGTATAGCCTCAATAGTCACATTAAGGTTAGAGTATAGTGATAAATTGCCCAGTATTGTTGATACTGAATAGTTAGTACCTGTTGTGAGAGAAGAAGATGTGAGAATCCTACCGGTAAATGAATTAGAAACTCTTAGATCTGCTTTAGTTATTATTTTATTTAAGTGACCAGATATCTCAACAGAATGATTACCCCTACCGGAACCCCCAATCTTTTGTGCCTTATTCCTACCGATTTTCTCATAGTATGAACCACCGACTTCTAAGATGTAATCTTTTTTAATAAGTGTTCTCATATTACCATTAATAGTCATATTACAATCACCATTAATAAAGATAGAATTGTCCCCTAATATAATTTCGTAGGAATCTTTTACTATCTTAGTAACTTTCTTTCCATCCGGATGTATTTCTTCAAAGGTACCTGATGTATGTTGAGTCATCAATCTTGGTGCTTTCGGTGAATCATCGACTTCTATCACATGACCAGCTTCTGATTCAAATACATGATTATAAGGATATTGAGAAAACCCACCAGTTGGGCCCGGCACCGGTTCTTTCCAAAAGGTTCTATCTTGACTTGCGGATGCTCCTGTTGCTTCCATATTAGGTTTAGATGCAATAGGAGAACCACCTTCATCCCCACCTTCATTGAATTTAGTGGCAGATGATAAACGTTTCTTTAAAGACCAATGTTTAGATGCATAAAGACCACGACCTAATCTATTATAATCTGGTTCATCTACATATCGTGGATATTTTTCCTCTGGATTGACGTTTTCGCGTAGGTCACCAAACCCTCTAGTCGGATCATGATCCCCACCTAATACGGAGGGCATTGAACCTATAGACCCAAGTACAATAGGGTCTTGCATATACTCATCATTAAATGCGACCACTACCCACGATCCCTCAACCAAGAATTGTGTATGACCTAATCCTGATACTGAAGGTGATGTGGTAGGTAACATTACTGTAGCCCAAGGTAAAGATTCGGTTGGGATTTCGTTCAAGTCTGACGAATGTCGTCCTATTATACGAACCCGAACTCGACCCATTTGTTCCGGATCTTTTCTATCTTCTACTACTCCTAACTCAACCTTCATTTTTCTTATACTCCATACCAATACCATCTCTTATTAATTCAATAGACTGATTATATTTACCCGCATCCCATGCATGTTTTATTGCTGACACTAAATATTTGCCCGATGTTAAAGGATCCACGTTCATCTTATCTGTCAATTCTGCTTTAGAGGATTTAAGTTCTAACTCAATAATATCCCCACACATTAATCCCGCAATAGGATCACATGTGATTTCAATTTTTACTGCATCATATCTCGATAAGTTCGAAGAATACGACATTAATGCCATCGGATCCACCGTGGATATATTCTTTTGGAGATCGTCAGACCCAAATGCCATTGAGTTAGACGGTATATATCTATGGTCGGGTGATCTATCCTGCGATAAAATTTTACCTACATCAGCTGACGAACTTTGAAACCTCGGACTAACAAACTCATTCGTATTCGATTTAGTAGACTTATTATCGTTATATCTATACTGATAATCCTCAACGGTTTTATGTGATATATTAGATATAGTAGAATTTGCCGAATATGCCCCAGAATTAGTCAAACCTAATGTGTTGTACCCGTTGGTCATTGTCCAGTCAGTCAATCTACCTGCCATTCCTTTGACATTATCAAGAAGGTTTTTACCATCTACATTAGATGCAGTCGCGTGTATTGCTCTTTCACGGATAATCCTTGGTGGTTTATACCTGTTGTTCCATAGTTCATCAACAGAAACCAATCTATGAGCCTTAAACAATGTTTCAAATAATAAGACAGGGGAATTCTTAGAGGTGTATGAACGTTGGAGCAGTTGACTTACCGCATCTAATGGTTTGATATAAGGGAATACTATAGTTATATTTTCAGAAGATTGTGTACCAGCATATTCTACCTCGTCAGTGTAATCGTTACTAATTTCGTGGTTGAGATATGTTTTAAATATATTTCTAATAATATCAGTGCATGTTCCCGAAAATGATCGAGATAATATATTTTGAGCATCCAACACATCTACAGTAGAGGTAAGTCGGACTTTAAATGCTGAGGTATCCTTACCAGTTTTAATTACATTAAAAACTTCAGTAATATACATTACAAGTGCGATCTGCTGACCTTTGTTTGGTGTAAGGACAACCGATACAAGCTCTTGTCCTAAAACAGGTATACCTGCTAATAACCCAGAATCATCTTTGAATGTTATTTCACCGGTCATATTCAAGGAATCTATTGCTTCCCATAGAGTGATGTTATGAATAGCATCCGCAACTTCCAGACCTTCGATATTGTCAGGTGTCTGAATTCGAATGGATATATGAGAAAACGATGATCCAAGTAAATTGCCTCGATTGTCCGGTAAGTCCTCTGTGGATCCAGTACCATTTGCTAATGGTGGTACATTAGATTGGGGAGACGCAGTAACCAACATATACCCATCATTTAACTGATTTGACGGTTTTGGACTACTTCCTTGTGTTTGATTTTTACTGGGATTTACCTCTAACGAATGTGTCATTATATATTAACCCTTACTCTGTAATTCTTTATTGTAGGCATCAGCAAATGTTTGTATATGCTCTGGTTTAATTATGCGTATATCAGAATTTGATATCAATACGTCTCTTTCATATTCCATGTTAGAAACTGCACCATAACCATATGAAGAGTCATCATCCCAATCATTAAAATGATGTGGCATATCGTATGTAGGTTTCACATCACCTATATAGATAGTTGATCCTCCACGTTCAAAGGTATCCCCCTGTATTCCAGATCCTGAGGTATTGTTAAGGATATCACCTGCGGTAAATGTCACACCTTCATCAGGTAATATTTGTATGTACCCTAATGTAGGAAATACCCCGAGTACAGTAGCATGTTTATTAGGAGA